CCTCTACGTCCTCTTGTTGCGATCAAATTAGATGCAGCAAGAATCTTAGTATAAATTCTACGTTGTAATGATCCTTGTGTTTCACCACCAGAACCAACGACAACAGCAGCACCTACAGCCTGAACAACATTAGCGTTAGCTGTGTTATTAGGTCCTAAGTTGACATTATTCGCAGCAGCAGCTACAGTGTTATAGGCAGCCGATAAAACGGTACCAGTAACATTAAATGTGTTAACAGCATTTGTTACACCATTTCTAAAGATTCTGTCTAAGATGTATTTGTTGATAGATTGAGTTAACTCATTTACCAATACAGCTTCAACTTGAGCAACAGCATCAATTCCGAATTGCTTCAGATCTTGAACTTGTTCTCTAGTCACAGCAGCAGCAACTTGGAAAGTTTCAGCAGCTACAGACTTGTTGAATAAACTTAGTCCCATTACATTATCAACAGTTGATTCACCAACACCTCTAGAGTAAGGGCTTACACCGTTAATATTTTCAGTTGCAAAACTAGGTCCGCCAGTAGCAGGATCATTAGTTGGTTGGAATGCATTACCAGAGAAACCAGAAATATGGTCTTCTAAAGCTTTTACTAATCCTAAACCAGATACAGCAGCAATGTTTGCCATTACAGTCATTCCAGCAGCACCTAATAAAGCAGATGATTTAAGTCTAACAGCTCCACCAACTCTTGCAGTTCCGTAAAGTTTTGCAACAGCAGCACCAGCACCTGTAGCAGGTTGGCTTACAATCGAATTATAGATTGTTGCAGCAGCGTTCTCAGAACCTTGAGCATAATTGAAACCAGAGTTAACTTGAGTTCCAGCAGCAGGTACACCAGAAACTACAGTAGCAGTGATTATACCAGTTGTATTAGCTCTTACTCTGAATATTTGTAAACCGTCAATCCTTGATGCACCTACGTAAGTAAGCTCATAAGAAGCAGCAGCTTTATTTCCAGCAACAGGAACTAATGCAGTTAACGAACTATTCAATGCATCAGCATATAGTACATCGTTTACGATGAATGCAGTTGCATCAGCATTGGCTACTGAAAACTTAATCATTAATGGAGATGATGTTGTATCAAGTGCGCCATTTACAGGAGCTCCTGAACCTCTACCACCACCATATACAAAGTCAAGGTAAGTTAAAACTCCCATTGGTCCTTGCATCGGTACTACAGGTACTAAGTCTAAACCGATAGTCTGAGCTGCTACTTGCATTGCAAGCGGTAACAAAGAAAATGGTCTGTCACCAGATCCAGTAGTTTGTGAAGGGAAACTGTTCATTGATCCAGGGTTTCCTGGTAATGTTGCGTTCCCCATACTTTGAACATTCATGTTCGGGTTAAGGTGTACAGTATTATAAACACTTTCGTTAAGGTTATGGTAATGACAATACTTAGACATCCAAGTTAACTTAGATTTTTCAGTAATACCAGTACTTTCCTCAATGATAGGTGCCCATGTCTTTTGAACCTCAGCCTCATTGATTAATTGATTTGCGTACATATTTAAATTTTATTTTCGCGTTTGTGAAACATAATTAAATGTTTCGTTTTTTAATCGCCTGAGCTCTTTTCTTCTTAGCTATTCGATTAATATTGTTTAGATTAAGTTATCTACCTAATCTGAATTTCATTTGTTTAATTAAATCTGCTTGGTAGCTTTCATTTAATAATGGCTCAGCTTTTACTTGAGCAGCTTCACCAGCAGTTTTACTTTCGTTTATTGATTCTGAATTCATTTGAGTACTTCTCATATCTCTTGTTTGCCAGAAATTAGTAATGGCATAAGAATTATTTAAAGAATGAAATTTAGATTCAGAAATAATTTGTTCTTGTCTATTCTCAGAAAGGTTATCCCATTTACTACGGAATTTCTCTGGCATATTTTCAATAAAGTCAATTGCTTTTCTTTCAGTAAGGAAACATGATTCCCAAACATTCTCTGCTTGTACATTTGACATAACTGAATTTGAATTCATTGATTCAACTAATAGAGCTTTTTTGTCATCAGCTAAAGAATCAAATTCGTTTCTTTTAGATTCTGATAAGAAATTCATAAAGTGCATTTCAGTAAGGTTTTTAGTTTCTGCTTTAGAAATTAAATTTGATAATTTTTCACTGATAGTATCTTTATAAGTTTTAGTATCTTCTTTAGTTACAGTCGATTCATTTATTGATTCCTCTATAGTAGCTTTAGTCTTTTCATTAATTGCTGTTCCTTCTACTGTATTTGCATTTTCTGCAATGTACTCAGAATATTTAATAGATTTATCTAGCCCTTCTCCAAGATACTCAGAGTAAGCAATATTTTGATCTACCTTTTCTGCAACATATTCAGAATACTCAATTCCTTTTTCTAAGTTCTCAGCTAAATAATTAGTATATGCAATTCCCTTATCAGCTTGTTCTGCAACATGCTCGGAGTATTGAATAGATTTGTCTAGCTCTTCACCTAAATAAGATGAGTAGTTTTTAATTTTATCTACATTCTCTGCTAAGTAATCAGAGTAAGAGATACTTTTGTCAAGGTTTTCTGATAAGTATTCAGTATAATCAGTTACCTGATTTACTTTCTCTGCAATATGTTCAGTATATGTAACTAACTTTTGAAGTAGTTCATCACTGTTTGAATTTGCAGATTCCTTAACACCGTCTAATGTAGTCTTTACATATTCTGTGTACTTATTGAAATCCTCAACGGTTACAAAGTTTCCTGAGTTATTTTCCATTGTTAGATCTGTTTTATTTGTTTTATTTATTTCATCTTTAGATTCTTCCATTTCATAAATGTATAAACCTTCAGTGTCTGCAAAACCATAAGATTCATTTACTCTAGCTAATTCAGCATTTTCAAATCCTGGATCTGCTACTAAATCGTAAGTAAAGAATTTTTTAATTTTAACTTTACCATTTTCATCTACAGTGCCAGCAGCTCTACTTGAAATATGTAATGGAATACCATCTTCTATTAATGCCTGAGCTTCTTTTCCTTTTGATGTATTTAGTAATCTTATTCTTCCTAATACTTGTTTCTTATCTTTATCATATTCTAAATCTTCGATAACATGAGAGACATTCGATAAGCTAATATCAAAATCCTTAGGGTGGTCAAGTTCACCTAACAACTTGTTAGTTTTTACTTTCGCTTGTAATTCTTTAATATGAGGAAGAACTTCAGCTTCTTCATATATTCTATTATTTTTATTCTTTACTCCAATCTCAGTAAATACGCCTTCCAGTACAACAGAGCCATCGGCGTCCTTTGACATAGTTAGGTTTGACTTAGATCTTTCTAGAATTAAAAGTTTCTTATTAGACATCTTTCTAGTATTATTTGATTTATATATTACAACTCTTAATAGTTTTTAGATTCCAGCTAAAGGGTCTTCATCCATCCCATCAGATTTTTTCTCTGGCTTGAAATCCTTCTTATTAGCACCTAACAGGATCTTTTCTATATCTTCTTCTTTATACCCCTCGGTTCTAAGATCTTCGCGTTCTTTTGCTCTTTCGTTTGATTTGATATCATCACGGGTAAAACCACCATATCTCTTAATCAAGAATCCTAAATCAAAATATGGTATTTCTTCCATTTCTGCATTCATAGTACTTAATTGAGTCTTTAGGTTACCAATAAAATCTACTCGTTTTGTTTGGAGTTCCATTTCTTTCATTTCTTCAAAAACATTATCTTTTATAAAATCTAATCCTAAACCAGCCTTAAACGCAATATCATTTTTTAATTCTGGATGATTAAGACACATTTGAAGATATACAGGCTTAACTAATATTTCTTGGAATATAGATCTTAATCTTGAAATAAATCTTCCAAATTTAATTTCATCCCTTAGCATACCGCTTGCTTCCATATCATAAGTATTACCACCTTCTTTATCAAACCTAGAAAATGGGATTTTTGATGCTAGCATTAATTTATCCGAAAAGTATTTTAAAGATTCAGTATCACCTAGATCAGGACCATCTCCACCAATTGTAGTAATCTCTGGAGATTCTCCATCTTTAGAAGGTAACCAATATTCTTTGTTGAATGGCATCATTGGTTTACCATTAGTTTGTATTTCACCACTTTCAAAGTTAAAGTCTACAACCTCTCGGTATGAATTCATTAATGTTGATAGTGATTGTTTTGCTCTAGTTTTAGATTTACCTCCAACTGGGATAGTAAACTGAGTTTTGAAAGATGCATTTGATACAGCCCAGATAATTCTACTGTGCTCCATTATTCTTAATAAGTTAAATGATCTGATTAATCTTTCAGTATATGATATTCTCATTGGGGAATTAACCTGTGAGTATGAGATATAAATTATTTGTGAATCCCATAATGTTCTTTCCTTTGCACCTTCACCTTTATATTGAATCCAAACTTTTTTACCATCATCGGTATCAATACCTGGCATTAATGAGATTGGATCTAATTCTTTAAAACCAATAATTTCAGTTTGCTTATCATTATAAACTATTTCAAATGCAAGAAAGCCATCAATTAACCATTTCCTAAAATAGTTCCAGGGCTGTATTGCATCATTAAAGCCAATATAATTATAGATATTATTATATACATCGCTTATTTCTTCTTCGATAGATTCTCCAATATGACCATTAAAATCAGCATAAGCCATATAATTTGATTCATCAAATACAATTGCTTCATCAGTTAATACATCTAATATATCTTCGATCTCATCTTGTACTGCAAATGTTCTAAGTTGATCTCTCTTCTTAGTATAATCTTGATCAAAAAATGCAATATTTTTCTTTAGATTAGTATCAGTTAATGATAGCGCAGCAAAGGCACCATACATATCATCACCATCAGATCCCATTGGATTAAATGAATAACCCATTTGGTTTTCAGTAAAACCTACTGCTCTGGAATTACGAATGATCATATCATCGTAAGCCATTCCTAGACTTGAAAGATCTTTTAGTATCTTTCTTACTGGATTACCGGTACTTAATGGACCTCTTCTATCTGTAAAACCTGCCATATTCTTGTTTTTTATTAGTTTATATATTCTTGTAGTACAATGATTGTGCTTGGTTTATATTTCCACCAAAAAATTGATCTTCATTATTCACTGCACCAACATACCAATTGTTATATCCTATTACATAAGGATCCTTCATTCGGTCCATTTTATATTGTCTTACACAATATGTTAAATTGTATTTTTTACCAAGTGCTCTTTTTAGAAATTTCCATTGGAATGTTGTAATAGGATCTTCTTTTAATGGATTAATAGCTACTTTACTCTGTATTTGATTTTTTAAAGTAGATGTTAGTTGAGTCAAAAAAGGAATTCTAGCCTCATAGGGCATATAGTGTAAATTAATACCTAACTGGTGACCATCATCAGATTCACCTAAACCTATAACTAGGGGGTTAGTATCATAAAACAGTTCTTCTGTTGTGTAATAATTAAAACTATACATTTTACCTGGCTCTAATGGACCTTTGCTCTTTGCACCTATAGATAAGATATCACTAGTAGATCTTCTCGATGCGCCAGTCCTACCTTTACTTTCAGTAAGATAAATATCAAGGTCTGCTTTAAAGTCTCCTGCTAAAGCCATTAAAATAAATTTGAATCTTCTGTTAATAACATTACTTTACAATTTCTTTCTTTTGCCATTTTATTTAAAGCATTTGTTTTGCATAAATTCCTTACATATGATTCATATGCATATTTAAAGTTCTTTAATGCTTTTGCTGTTTTTCTTTTTGGTTCTTTTGGTTTTTGTAACTGTGCCTTTGGTTTTATTTCAACAACATATTCTTGTGTAGCATCGCCCTTTTTCATCTTAAAGAAAAAATCAGGATAATACTTATGCCACTTATTGTCTAATAAGTTAAAGTAAGGTATAGAGAAAGGTTCTGATATCCAATAAATAACATCTTCGTTGTAATCACACCAGTGGCAAAACTTTCTTTCCCAACTACTTCGGTATATAATAGGATCTCCTCCTCTATATTTCTGAGGAAACTTAGGTTTATAATACCCTTG